AGAAGGGCTTATTTTGTGTGATAGGGCTATCGTGTATTTTTGTGTTTTTGTAAAAAACAGGGCATAAAAAAAGAGCCGCCCAAAGCAAAAAACGACTCTTTTTGTAACCAAATTTTGAAAAGATACAGGTATAAAAGTAGTAAATTAGAATTCCCTGAGCAAACAATATGACACCTTTTTTGCCTTTTGTTCAGAAAATAATTTCATCATTTGGACATATTTTGGAGTATCATTCACCACCTGACACCCTGCTGACCATCCCAAAATTTTCTGCTTTATGGTCGTGTTTTCCATATTGTAAGTGTTCGCATGGAAGTTAATTCCATAGTAACCTGACATTTCTTTTCCAGTTTCCTCGGATTTCAAATCCTTATCCCCATCCCTAAAAATAGTAATTGGTGCCCCCACTTGAACCAAAGCATCCATCTTCCCTTTGTGCTTCCCGTACTTCCAAATGTCGTGATGCCACATATCCGATTTCACCACTGCTGCCCCAATGGGATTGTATGATTGGAATCCGCCCCTTAGGATTGATGCTGCAGGGTGAGTAGTTCCAGTACCCATCATAACAAACGTCTTGCCTCGGTAGATATAAAACTTGTCATCGAATTCGTCAGGAAGGTCAGCCGTTGACCTCACGCCAATTATCCACAGGGATTCAGGGAAGCCCTTAAATGTTGGAAGGGCTTCCGCCCTTGCCAATAGTTCTTTGTCAGTAAACTTGCGTACCATATTACTTGTTTTTGTTTTGTTTCCTTCGGTGATATATGCTGATTAGTATTGCAATCAAAGCCATGATTGTAACCACTGCAGGAGTGCTATCGTGTGCCTTGAGGTCATGAGCCACCCTATCGTATCGGTGTAGAACTTCTTCCACCAATGTAGAGTCATCCACCTTGGTAATGTCCTTTTGAACATAAACCACTACGGTGTCATGGATTGTGTCATTTCTTGTTTCCATATCGATTCCTTAACCACGTTATAAAAATGTCGTACAGGTCGCCTACCAATGAATCCAGTTTGTCGGTAAACTCATTAGCCACCCACCCTATGCAGAATGAAATCAAAACTATCACCTTCGGATTCACATCCGCATAGAAGTAGGCGACTGTTCCCGTTACTGAGTAGGTTAGGATTCCTGCTATAATCATTGACAGGAAGATTGTCGTCCACCTAAATTTGCGCTTTATACCTTTCAGCATAGCCCCCACCATACCCACTGCCATGGATATGAAATCTAAAAATTGCTCTAATCCCTTCATGCCGTTCTTGGTGCGTTAGTTCCAGTGTTAAAATAAAGCCATGACAGGAACGCCTCAAATGGAACGTCCTCGCCATTGATGGTAAACTTATTGTCAATGTATTCTTCCCTGCCATCATCAGTTGTAACAAGCATTTGGGAACGAATGTTAACCCGTTTGAAAGGCGAATCACAGGTAATTGCTACCCCTGTGTTTTCTATGATTTCTCCGTTCAGATTCTTGTAGCCTATGAACGATGTTTTAAAGGTCGGGAAGTCAAATTGACCTGTGTAATTTATTGTCCTTGTCAGAAGGTCAGTCCACCCCGTTGTAACTACAAAGTAGTTCCCCTTTTGCTCTATTGAAATGAAGTTTTGCGTCATTAGTAAAATGTTCGTTTGTCCTTAAATTTATCCGATACCTCGCAGGATAATTGCGCCTTTCTACTGAATTCCTTGTATTCGATTTCAGGCGACTTACTTACAATAACAGGTAAGTCCTGATAACGATAGGAGTGATTGTGAGCATTGTAATCGCTGATGTACAATTCGTTTTCGCTCAGTAGATATAACTCGGTTATTGGCTTAATAATACATTCATCCAACGGGTCAGTTTGGATTTCATAGGAGTAGAGATTCTCCCGTATTACGCGCTTCATTTCCCGATTGCCGTAAATGATATTATCGATTTGCATATTGGGCTGCCTGTTCCCGATGTAGCCATAAAACCTCATGTCAGAAACGATGTTTGCTCCAGTGAAGTCCATGCCATCCGATTGCTGAACGCCATTGAATACGGCTCGGATTCTTGCAGTGCCTAAGGCGTTTTGGATTGAATATTTCTTGAGTTTGAAGTTACCCACGTTCACCTGCCCATTTATGCCTGATATAGTAAATTTGATTGAAAAGTTGTAGCACCCAACCCCATCCTGTAACATTACCTGATACCAATCGATTGTTGCGTAGTAGGCGTTCGGCTCATTCGGAAAAGCCACAGGTACGGGTACGTAGTTAGTAACATTTCCATTCTTAGTCAGTTGGAAGGCAAAAGTATCCAACGGGTCATCAGACATCTTTATCCATCCGCTTGACAGGTCGCTCTCCCATGATTCACCTGAGGAAGCCAGTACCAATTGTTCACAACAACAATCTTTAAGCCCTCGGTCATCTTCCACGAAGTCCTGAGGAATTGAGATTGATTTGAATTCCCAATACATCCTATCCTCCCTTCCGCATACAGGGGGGCAATCGATTTCAGTAGTGTGTATATCGGCATTCCCCAATGGATGCATTGGATTGACTACCCACGTTGATGTAGGGCATGGAATTTTCTCCTCCATTACTGCCCAATATCCAGTTGTAGCCCCTAAAGTATCGCTGATGTACCATGAGTTCGTAAGCGAATCAAAGTATATGTAGTAGGTCGTGCTTGAATACGTAAACGTCCAATAATTTACACCCCCATATTCACCCGTTAATGCAAGGTCGAATGAGGTGGTCTCGAAGTCAATAGTAATCGATATGCCTATGCACTGACACATTAGAATACTTTTTCAAGGTAAGCCACATAGGTCTCAATTTGATTCTGCACGTTGGCTGAAGAAAACTGTGCCGTAACATCCAAAGCGTTTAGGATGGTGGTGTCAAAAGTTGTTATATTCTGCGCATGGAATTCCTGACCTTCAAAGATATTATTCGAGTTCTTGTTGAACACAAAACTACCTGCCGTCATTATGTTTGCCGTTCCTGCTGCACCGATTGCCCGAATGCAGAAATCTATCGTCAAACTAAACGCCTTACTTGTGCAGTCAGGCATTGTTATGGCTCCTGAGGTGCTTAGGAGTATTGTGCCATTACTTTCAATTCGGAAGGTCAGAGTATCGTTGTTATGCGCCCCTATCATCCCCTTTGCAACAAAGCGAAAAGTATCCCCAACCTGAAAGAAGTTAGCAGGAACACTAAGTGCGCCTAACCATGTCCCATTGATGATTGATTGCTCTCCAGTTCCCGTAACAGGCGTAGGAGTAGTAATCATGGTCGCCTTGCCTGATTTCAAGTCCCTTCCCAATATCTTTGATGAGTCGTAGCCCAACCCATTGTAGAAGTCCACATCCAAAAAATCATTCTCCCCTATGGAGTAGATTTGAAGTGGATAATTATGTATTTCATTTGCCATATTTCGTTGTTTAACTCATTTCTTTATAACCCCCTGAGGTCGTTTCCTTAATAGCCCCGTACGTTGTGTATTTGAACTTCGGTCTAACCGATGTCGAACACCCTTTAATCTTACTTGTAAATTTAACTCCATTTTGTAAATTGACAATGGTCGGGTCGAATAAACAGGTCAATTTAACCTGATTGAAATTCGGGAAGGTCTTTGTACATAGATTTCCAGTAACAGGTGTTAAAGGATTCAGTGCGTTGCCATCGAATGGTACCTCAGTGGAACACCAATAGCGTGGTGCTGATTCTTTCGGCTCAATAGTAATCATTCCCCATACGTTAGGAGTCCAAAATGTCCCATCGTTCAAAGTGTGCGTACACTCCACTCGCATTATTTCGCCTTCCACTATTACGTTGACAGGCTGATTGGTGGAATGCACATAAAGTTGTATTGTTTGGTCGATTGTCGGGTCTGAATCGTAGTCCTTAATTCGAACTTGGTAATCCTTCCACCAAAGCACCCCATCCCTAAGAAGTTCTAACCTTACTTCGAGCCTCCATGGAATTTGATTCCCGTATGGTACGTAGTCCTTCGTTTGGTCATTAGGATAGAAGTCCGCATCCGCGTTCAATTGGTCTAACCAATATTCCCATCGATACAGGAAAGGAAAGTAGATTTCAACTCCGTAAAGTCCAGTTGCATCGTAAGTAGGATTCAGGCGTAACAGGGCTTCCCGTTTCACTGAATTAGCATCGAATTGCGCCCACAAAGTAGTGGATTCATTTAGGATGTACTTTCCTGCTACCTGAGGGATTGCTGCGAATGAAAAGAATGCACTCTGCAGGTCGAAGGATTCACCCGTAACATTGTTGTAGGCTCTAAGTTTTGCAGTGAAGGAATCGATGATTTCATTGTCGGTCAGTTGGAACGCTCCGTAGAAGGCTAAGTCATCCTCCACATTGGCTGAGTAAGTCGTTTCAGCAATGGAAGGTGAGCCAATATAGTTCTCCGAATGGTCAGTAAAGTCCTCTGCCCTCATTGGAATAATACCTCCCAAAACAGGCGTCTCCTGAAGTTGGTCTGAGTACAAAAGTAGATTCAGATTACCCATCTTAGCCCATACATAAAACAACCTATCAAATTCGGGCTTAGCCGTCATAAAATTTGTGTACGCTGCATCGGGGGTAAACTCCAAATCAAAAGTCCACACTGTACCCACCTGAGTGGCTCCTGTAACTTGGAAGTACATTGTTCCGCCATTAGGTAGTGGGAAGCCTGAACTAACCCCCACAGGTACGGTGGTAAATTGCATTCCAGTCAGCGTTGATTGGTCATCAAACTGAGATTTGTAGTAGGTGTCGTCTTGAGGAATATAGGCGAATCCAAATCCATATTGCAGGGATGCAGAATCAATCACCACCTGAGCCGTTGTTACTTGGTCGTAGGCGATTGGAGTCGTTATTCCTTGAATCAAAGTTGCATCGATAGCACCAATGTTATACGGCTCGTCAAACCAACCCGTATCGGCATCATCGCTGATTATAGTTGCCTCATTTGCATACGGCTCTCCTAACAGGGATTGCCACGAAATCTTTGCGTATAGTTTCAGGCAATTTGCAGAAGTAAACCATGCTTGGTCGTAGATTCCTGAATTGATTACATCAATCGTCAAATCGTAGTATCGATAAATGCCTGAAGTTGACACCAATACCATAGACGCATCCCAATAAAATTGCCCCGATTGATAACTGACTTTTGTAGCAGGGAATGGGCTTGAACCTGTAAGGTCAAAAGTTGCTTGAGTAGCCTCCCCATCAATAAGGCTCAATTCGTTTCCTATCGAACCATTTTGTACGTGATTTAGGGAAAGTCTTGCGCCCTCTCTTGCCCGACTTACAACACCGATTACGATTGAATCTCCTGCCGATTGGTCGTACCAACCTAACAGGGTACTAATGCCAAATGTATTTCCAGTTACATAATTTACGTTGGCGAAGTAGGAATTCACCAAAGCACCCGTATTGTCGTATATCTGAAGTAAAATCAAATCACCTGCTCGGAATCCTTCGTCCTCGAAGTTTCCACCCAACCATGTTATCTCATAAGCAGGAATGTTTAATTGCAGATTCACTGTGGCTGAAGAACTCACTGAAATGGATTCTCGAAGGCGAAAAGTTACCCGTTGATTATCCCCTGCGTTACCCTTGTAGAAGGTACGCGAAGTTCCGAACATATCAATGTACGTCTTATTTGTTACGATTATCGGCATAGCGTTCGTAGATTTGATTTATTCGGTTAATATCGTTCGTTTTCATTGCGCTCATTGAGTCGTTAATATCCCTCATGATTTGGTCGGCTAATTCAGGATTCTCGTCAGACAGGATTGCCAATATTCGCTCATTTTCGTTGAGCAATTTTTGCAGATTCTCGGTAACTGCTTTTGCGTAGGTTTCTATGTTATCAATTCCTTCCATAATTATGCTATTTGTGTTACGTACGTTTTGCCATTAGCCCAATTTGCTCGTGTTCGATATGATATAACGGCTAAGGATTTCTCATCAATCCATTCTACCTTTAGGATTTCGACCAATACCCCATCAACATCCACAAAATTGTTACTTTGTAAAGTTACGAAATCTTGTGCAGTCAATCGCACTCGCACCCCTTCCCTAAGTATCCAGTCGTTTTGTTGAATTGCGTTAATTTGATGGAAGTTATCCCACAGGGCATCCGCGCTGCAGAAGTTCAGGTAATCAGGTCGCTGAACGAAGGAATACACCACGAATTCACCCACTGTTGCATACATCACCTTGGAGATAGAAAAATACTGCTGAGAGATTCGTATTGCGTCCTTCCTTGAGTTGATTTGCGCCACGAAGGAAGTACCTCCACCGAATACGCCCGTAATGGCATCTACAACGGCTAAAACACCTTTCGCCAATACCTCTACAATCGTCAATTTATCCTTGCGCCTTGCCAGTGCGAATGGAATGTTGACATCGTTCAGTCCTCGAATCAAATTTAACTGAGGGTCGGTAACAGGGAATAAAGGCTCAGTGGAATATTCTGCGTCATGCGCTCCGTACACCTCGCCCTCGCATGTGTGTAGGTCGGTGAAGTCGGTTTGATAGTGAATGTAGTATCGCTTCCATACCTCGCCATTGTTCGTCATGTAGGAATACTCATCGTCTCGTTGCGATTGTAATGACAGGGCAGGAACTACATTTGTCATAGCCTGTGTATTTAGCCAATCTCTGCGCTCTAAACGTACTTGATTGTTCCTTACTATTAAACGGGCATTGAACATCGTCTCAAGGGCTTCTATGAACGTGCCTAATGTTGGCGTTGTATCGGATGCAGTGGGATAGCCCTTATTGTACGCAGGTGAAACGGCTGAAACCACCTTGTCAAAGATTGAATCTGCATCCCTCACTAAAGGAACGCCTACGAATACCCATTTCGGACTGATTGTAGCCGATTGAAATGAATAACCCATAAAGTTACACGCCTCTTTTAGCAGGTCAATAAAACGAACGCCTCCTAAATTCCTTTTTGGTGGGAACAAAGTCGCCAATAATTGACCTCCCAATTTTATGACTGCAACCAACACTGCTGCAGTGTAAATGATTTGGGCTGCTGCCTTCAAACTTGCTGCCACAATAGCACCCGTATTTACCACAGGTACACCTGCAAGTGTGAAAGAAGGAATTGCTGCCATCTGCACGTCTGCGATTGCATTTGCAGTATCTTTTACGGCTTGGATTAGTTCCTTAGCCATAATGTAAGCAACGATACCTAATTGTAGCGTCTGCTCCAATTGATTATCCTTCACAATGAAGTATGGAACTCTACGAACTTTGAAGTCCACGCCTTTGGAAGCCATGTATTCGAAGGATAGCCCTGCTGCCTGTGTCCTGAAGTCATCAAGGTAACCCCTTCTAACTATTGAAATTTCGATTTCATGTTGCCTAACCTTCATGCCTTCGATGAGGTCAACATAGTACTCCAGTGTTACACCCCCTTCCATTGTTACTTTGTAGGGGATGGCTTGGAACACCCCCACCGATGCAATGTGTTGGTCAATGATGTCCTTTCCCTCGCGAGGAAGGATAATTGTATCAGTGTTCAGGGATAAAATTTCAGGATTTCCACTGAAATCTGAGATTACACCGATTTCTAAGCGATTTCTCGGTGTTATTTCTATGTTGTTGAGGTAATGTATCATTTGCGTACTTTGAATCGATTATACGTTGTGCTATTGCCTCTCACGCGCTTTTCTACAATTTCTACGACTGATTGAGTAATTTCGCCTAATTCGATATTGGTCTCAGGTTTGTCCTTGATTACTTGTTTCAGGTCTTTGATTTCGTTCACAAGTAAAGTCAGTTCCAGTGCAGAAGCCGATTGTGTCGCCCCCTCCATCAATTTTCCATTTTGGTATTCCTGAGCCACCTTTGCCAATTGCGTATTGGTCAGTGCGCCAATCTTCTCGTTCAGGCTCTTAGGAATTACCCTCTCATTTGGATGAAGTACGGCATGGAATCCTCCCTTACCATCAATACCACGACCATTGGTGCCTGTGTCCTCAGTTCCTTCAAGGAAGGTAGGAAGGGAGGCAATGAACTGCTGAAGAAGGGTAGTGTCTCGAATCGTTTCGGCTAATGGATTTGCGCTCCCTGATTCCACCTTTTGCGAATACGTTGAATACACTGATTCGGCTAATTTGATTCGTTGTTGGCGTTTCAATTCGCGCTCTTTCCTTAGGTTTGCTTGGTCAATAATGCGTTGTTGTTCCGCAAGGGATTGTTGTGCATTTATGTTACCCTGCTCGGCTAAGGATTTGTAATTCTCGTATTGGCGTTCGGCTGCTGCAATTTCCTTATCCATTTGTTCAATCCTCTTTTCAGACAATTTTGTAAACAGGTCAGCCGTTTGTTTTATTATTTCCCTTTTGCGCTCCTCGGCATCCTTTATTGCCTTGAGTTCATCTTCCCTGTCTTTTTCTCCTTTCTCCTTTTGACCTTCCCTAAACGTATTAGCGTTTTCTTCCGCTTCTTGAGTTAGGTCGTTAATCAATTCTAATGATTCTTTTTCAAGGGCATATATCTCGTCTGCGGTGTTCTCGGTAGTCACTTTGTTTTGAGTCGCTACGTCCTTTACCCTTTCCACCTCTTGCGCCTTCAATTCTTCAAGTTTCTTTTGGTAGTTTTTCTCAATTTCTGCCTTTTCACCTGCAGTAAGTTTGTCGTTCTTTAGGAGGTCTTTTTTCTCCTCCTCAAGTTGCTTGAGTCGGTCTGCTTTTTCCCTTTCGTAGTTCGCATTATTCATTGCAATGGTAGCATCCCTACGTTGCTCAAGATTCTTAATTTCTACCCCATACTTTTGGTCGGCTAACTCCCTAAACTTAGCGAGGGAATACTCGCCTGTTTCCAGTGCTAATTTTTTAACTGCCTCGGCTTCCGCTTCGATTTGCTCCGCCAATTTTAACTCAGCCCTTTTTTGCTCGATTACGTATAGTTCCTGCAGAAGTTTTGTTTGCTCAGATATGTAATCATTCAATTCCCTAAACTCAGTATTTTGCTTTTGATGTTCATTCGTATTATCCCTTGTCGCCTTAGTGTTGGAGTTCACTGAGCCTGTGTACGTTTTCAGTTCAGTATTGTCTAATTCAATTGGCGTTAAAACTTGATTCTTTAGCATTTCCTTTTGAAGTGCCATGTATTCTTCCTCTGCAGTTTGAGCCAAAATACCCATTTGATATTTGAAGTCAGATGCTGCATTGTAGGCATCAGAAAGTTCCTTTTCACCCGTTGCCCCAAAGAACTCGAATAGATTGGATAATACCCTATCGGTCATGGATGAACTCCTAAATGCTTTTAATGCTTGGTCAGCCATATCGAATGCTGCCTCTGCTTCGGCTAATTGTCGCTGAGTAGTTTCAAATTTGATACGGGCTTTTTCACTTTTACCACGTTCCTCCAATTGCTTCTCTAACTTAGCGTATTCAGTCCGCGCCTGACGTACGAAGGCTGCCTCATCAGAAAGATTCTTGAGTGTCGTTCCGTACTTGTTGTTGATGTCGGTAATCAATTTGCTTCGTTCCCTTGAACCTGCATTTGTTTCCAGTAAGGCATCGAACATCAGTTTTAGTTCCGCCTTCTCTCGCTTGATGTTGACAGTGACAGTGTCAGTTGCCCCACGAAGTTCCTCCTGAGCCTCTTTGAACTTCCTCGTTCCTTCACCTGCTGCCCTCATTTGCATTGCAATCTCAGCAATAACCACTAAGGCGATACCCACTATGTTCTGCTGAATCATTCGTCCTAACCCTTGGAACGCCTGTCCGATACCTGCAAGTACACCCCTCATGCCCCCTATATTTCGTGACAGGGTAATAAATGAGGAAGCCATCAATTTATTACTGAGCATAGTCGCCTTGATGATTATTTGGTATCGAATCCAAATTTTAATCACCATAACCACTGTGTCTAAAATTGTCTCAAGGTTATCTGCTAACCACTTAATTGATTTCGCAAAAGTATTCCCTGCCCCTGAGGCGTCATTAATTTTCAATAAGTAACCTTCCCATGCAGAAGTCAGTAGGAATAATGAACCTTGAATCGAATTTAACTGAGTGTCCGCCATCGCTTTTGCTGAACCTGCCGCGTGATTGTAGGTATCGCTCAGTTTCTCGACCTTGTCCTGATTCTCACTCAGGATTAGTAACGATGTTTGTGCCGTTCGTCCAACCTCATCGAATGCGTCCTCCAGTGTAAGTCCTTTTTGCGATAATTCTGCTAATGCCGTTTTCGCATCCTTGCCCGTCATAGCCATGTCAGTGAAGATTCTTCGCAGGGAAGTACCTGCCTGTGAACCTCGAATACCATTGTCCGCTAAAACTGACAGGTATGCAGATGTTTGCTCAAGGGATATACCTGCTGACTTTGCCACAGGTGCAACGTATTTCATGGATTCAGCGAACTTCTCCATATCGAGTGCCGATGAGTTGAAGGATTTCGCCATTACGTCATTCACCCGTTGCATATTGTTTGCATCGATTCCAAAAGCCCTCATGGTTGCTCCTGCCACTTCCGCTGCTCGTCCTAAGTCAGTACCCGTTGCACCTGCTAAATTCAATACGGATTCCGTTGCGTTTAGGATTTCATCCTCTGAGAAACCTAACTTTGATAACTCAGTTTGAAGCGTACCCACCTCAGAAGCCGTAAACCTTGTTGTTGCTCCCAATCGCTTGGCATCCTGTTCCAATTTGACTATCTCGCCTCTTGACTTACCTAAGATGGAAGCAAGATTCTGCATTGATTGGTCGAAGTCCTTAACGATTCCGAATGCTCCCTGAATTACACTACCTGCAGTGAACGCCACCCCTAATTGCCCTAAGGCGTTTTGGAGTCCACCTAAAGCCTCTCGGTAGTTTCCTACGTTACGGAAATTATCGCCTACTGTCTTGTCAAGTTTTTTAAGTTGGGCATCACCCTGTTGGGCTGCCTGAGTTGTTTTTTGGTATTGCGATTGGAGATTACGCCACTCTGCAGTGTGCTTCTTCCCGTTTGCCTCCAGTTGCAGAAGTTCTGCGCCTAAACGCTTGGATTCATTCTTTAACTCCCTTGTGTTTTTTTCAAGTTGCTTGTAAGCGTTGGACTCGTCTGCAGCCAATTTTGCTGCCCGTTCGGATGCCTTCGCCAATCGCTCTTGTTCTTTTTGCCTATCCCTGTCGGTACGGATTTGTTGTTGTTCAGTTCGAAGGCGTTGTTGTGCCACCTTCTCAGATTCCTGCATCGCCTTTTGCATTTGCGCATCGGCTTGTGCCTTCATCTTTTCAATCTTAATGGAATCCTCCATCAATTTATTCGCTTGTCGGGTAGCGTTTACGAATTCATTAACCGATTTCGTTGAATCGAACTTCGCGCCCCCTACGGATTGTTTCATGGAAGTGGCTATCTTCTTAAACTCAGCATCGAGGGAATGCAATTGGTCAATCGTTTTTTTAGCCGATTGCCTGATGCCTTCAAATATGTCTTCCTTCTCGAATAGGTCAGTACTTCTAATTCTTTTTGCCATTCTCTATGTCATTTGTTCGTTTAAACTCTTCCAGTAGAGTGAAGTATTCCCCTGTTGTAATCTCCTTTGTCCTGAGCCAATAACCTACGAACTTGGATAAATGGACTAAGGTCTGCTCTATGGTCATCCCTGTTCCATTATTTGATAACATAATTTTGAGATTCTCCTCCTCTATCTCTAACAAAGTTAGTGAAAACTTGTCTTTGTTTAGGATGTATTCTAACTGAATGTCGGCTTTCTTTTTCAGAAGTTCCATCAGGGCTTTATAGTGCTTCGTCATGCCGAATCGCTTCAGGTAGGCATCATGGATACATTCCCATGCCTGTTCGTCCTTCTCAGGCGTCCCTATTGTGCCACATCGAGTAAAGTTAATGTTGCCTTCAAGGCATTGCATCCAGTTAAACAGGGGAAGGTCATCGATTGACTGATAGTACCCTGTTAATTTCGACTCGGTATCTGCGGAGGAGTTCCCACGCCAATTTGTCCATGTTCTCGTCAGTAAGCCCGATAATAGCCTCTGAGTATTTGTAAAATAAATTTTCAGTTTCTCCGCTCTCATTTTTCTTTAATGGGTCTGCATCGATTTCGATGTAATTAGTATAAATGTAAATTATCATTGAGTCAAAAAACTCTCCAGTATCTTTCAAAGTGTAGTGCGTTCCTGCCTTTTTTAATGGGTTAATTTTTTCGGTGAATTCGGAATAATATCCAATGATGTCCCCGTCCATGTCAATCCCTTTTTTGAATAATTGGTCGTTGCGAATCAGGTCTAAAATCCACTTCCTGAAGATAGGGTCATTGAACGCATTTCGCCAAAAATAATGTTCGGTTAGCATCAGTGATGACCTGTTCAAAAGTTGCCCCAAAATTGTGTCCATTAACTTCATTTTTCTATTTTTTGTTAAAAATTTTTGCCCTTTGGAAACCCTGTCTCATGGCGGAAACTGCACATCGCAAAAAAAATGACCTACGACCTGTTAGAAGGGGTAAAGTCCGTTAGATGCGCTTATTTTGCGCCTCAGAGCATTTCAATATAACCCAATTTTGAGCAAAAAACACCCCTTTTTTAGCCCCATTTTGCACCCTTTTTCCAGTCAATTTTTGTCATTTTTCAGGTTAAAAATAAGGGGCATATTCCGAAAAATATACCCCTATTTTTTGCGTTAAAAACCACCGAATTATTACGCTGCGGTGAAAGTTAATGAACCTGTGAAACCTTGTTTGACTACGCTCAAAGTATACAAATCACCTGACACGAAGGAAGCCAATACCACGTATTCGCCATCGTTTGGCTCGGACACTGCAGTGATTGCAAATGACGCATTGTTGGTGTTATCATACAATGAGAAATCTGCCAATAAAGCCCCCTTGAACTTCAATGGATTGATTGCAGTTCCGTAATCAAAAGTAGCCGTCACTGTAATTGATACAGTCGTTACCTGAGCATCCTCAGTAAGATTAACATCCAATAGTCCCTTCAAGGTATTGAAGTCGATTGCCTCAGTTGCAGTAATCATCCACATAGTTGACTCATCGAAGAATCGATTGAAGTCGAACGCTAACATGATTTTTTGAACTGTTGAATCAGTTGCAAACATCATAGTTGGATTCCATGACTGATTGTCCACAGGGATTGGGTACAAGTTGTTACCAACCTTGCTACCAACCAATGAACCATTGATGTCTACGATGTAAACACCAAATTCTACACATCGACCTGAAGCCAATTTACCTAAGAACTGAGGTGTTGCATCGTACGCCCAAAGTTCACCTGTAAATGAACGCTTCCCTTGACGAAGATAAGCCATGCGCCCTGAGTTCGCTTCTTCGAACACTGTGTCCGCCTTTGGCATCTCCACGTTCTCGAATGCAGGTAATGGATACCATCGCTGAGAAGGGTCAGTGTCGTTGACTAAGTTCGTCCAGTTAGGAAGAGAAGCAGTCAAGTCGATGTAGTTATATGCACCTGCATTGTCTTGCAGAGGCACTAAAATAAGTTTGCTCGTTACGCTTTGTAAGGGCAAACAATTTGGACGTCCTGTGTTAGAAAGTCCCATATCACAATTACAACCTATTGCCATTGTTTTAAAAGATTAAATGTTTAACAAAAATTTTAACATATACAATTCGCTTTGTACTTAATCAAACGAA